TTACTTAAAGTAGGCATTTGTATCATAAATCATACATTTTGTTACTTAATGCTCACTTTATGAATCAAAACCCTATTCTTTCAAGCCCATAGTTTTCGCATATTTCTTTAGCATATTTCTTAAAGACGCTATCGTGCAAATGCCAATCTTCAGACTTATTTAATCTTCTCATGTGTATAATTTCATGGAGCATTGAGGAAAGTAGAATCGTAAAATTCGGATTCATCTCACGAGAAATTAGGATTTCATGTAAATCAGTTTCACCATTGAAAGTGTAAGTAGCATAGCATTCTTCACCATCATGGAATACCTTGTCAGCTACTTTAAAGTCAATTTCTGCTGTATTAGGCATTTTCCATTTATTAACTGGAGGCAGTTGGCAGATAAGACAATAAATTGATTCAAGTATCTTAGGAGTGGCTTTCATGCACTTTGCCTCTAAATTCAAAGTGATCCTCATCCCAGACTCTTACAAGTTCAGGCATAAGTAATTTACCTTTATAAAAAGTAAGAACTGCCCATCCGGCCATCCAATCTTTAGGACTGTCCTCTGCATATTCGAATTGCCTTCCTAAAGGATCAGCAAGAGTGCCAGTTTGAACTCCATACCTTGTGCCGTTATAGTCAGTTAATAGATTAACCGCTCCAACGTGTGTGTGACCAGTAACAAAATTAACTCCACCATGCAAGGTATTATTTCTACCTGCCATCGCTCCACCTTTGTAACGATGTTTAATAACTGTATCTTGATTAATCCAAAGTGAGTAGCAAGGCTGCCACAATGGGAAATAGTCCCTAAGTTGCGTACCCATCAAACCTTGAAGCTCTGGTGCTTTATTGACAATTAAACTCTCATATCTAGCATCATGATTCCCCATCGGCCAGATTAAAGGAGTTTGTTTTAATACTTTATTTTCTATTTCAGTTAAAGATATTTGACAAGCCTCAAGTTCTTCTTTAACACTAGGTAATTTATTAAAGTTTATTGATGGATACCTTGAGATCGATGCACCATCAAACGCATCACCATTATTGACAACGCATTTAATCTCTTGTTTGTATGTTTCTAAAAACTTTAATAATCCTCGATAGGCAGGAGTTGGTTCATCAGGCCAAAAGTGAGCATCCGAAAATACCACTACCATTCCATTCTCTATATTTAATTCTCTGCGAGTATTGCCAGGAGTAACTAATCTAGTAGGCTTTGCAGTAAAATGATCAGAATCAAGAGAAAGCCCATGTTTTATTTCTAAATTCTTTCTTCTTTTATAAACTGCCCTAAGATCCATATTAAAAAACTCAGCTACTTTAGCAGCAGATTTTAATTCTCGCCAAACACGAATAAATTCTTCATCGGTAGAATATTTCATATTTACCCCTATAATAGCGATTTATAACACAAATTTATTAATATACAATGACATACGCTAAAAGAGTAGATAAAAATAGGATAAGGTTTATCTGAAATGTGGTAAAATAAGGGATGAACAGACAATCCACTCCCAAAAAAATAGAAGCGTCAATGAGAAATTTGCAAAAAGCAAATGAAAAGAATAAAAGTAAAGTATTTGATGTGTGGGTTTGTAAACATTGCGGAGTAGAAAAAAAAGGAACAGTTCATCAAAAAAGAAAAAAATACTGTTCAAATAAATGTGTTTCTGAAGTATACAAAGAAGAATTAAAAGGAAATAAAAATCCTAATTATCGTGATGAAGGAATCAAAACTTGTTTTATATGCAAAATACAATATAAAAACTATAATAAAACAACTAAATTTTGTTCAATGAAGTGTAGAGATATTCATGGGTTAAGTCCAGCTATGAGAAATAACGCTAGAAAAGATGAGAACCACAATATGATTGTTGAATTGCTTGAAAAAGGCGGTGCAATTGTAAAAGATATGTCAAAAGCCATGTATGGATTTCCCGATTTGTTGGTTTGGCATTTTGAAAAATGGCATTTAGTAGAAATAAAAAATCCAAAAACATATTATGGGAAACAAGGATTAAATAAATTACAAAAAAAATGGGCAGAAGAATGGCGAGGCGGTCCAGTCTTTATTATGCGAACAGAAGAAGATGTTGATAAGTTCATAATTGGTGAGTTTGAAGAAATAGACCAAGTCAAGAACAAACCCCAAGAAACTAATCTAATATGTTAAAATAAGTCATCTCATGTTGAGATTTCTTTGCAAAGGAAAATAAAATGAAAGATTATGACGTTAAAGGTATGAGCGATTCATCCAAGAGAATGGCTTATCAAACTACTACTGAAAAAAACAAAAAAGGTTCTTCTGGTTTGCCAGATGCTGGTAATATTCAAGCTGCTGTTGATTATGCAAGTAATTGCAGATTTGGCACAAAGCCAATGATTCAAGCTCCAGCTGGTCCTAAAGCTGAGCCAGTTCGTGTCAATGGTGTGCCAATGCCGAAGGAAACCAATATTAGTTCTGGCAACAAAGGCAAGTAATGGCCACGAGGAAAACTCCATCCAATTCATTAATGAAGCTGGGAACAGTCGTTAAGGAACAAAATGACGAGGTTTCTAATTGGCAAGCAAGGGAAGATCTAGCTTGCCTCACCAGAGCTAAAGAACTTGAATCAGATCGAAAAAGAATGATGGCAGTAAAGAAATACGCTGCCGCTCAAATTAAAACTTTAGAAAAAATTAAAGGAAGATAATCATGGCATTTACAGGCGTTGCAGTCGATACCCCAGTATTTTTAACGTGCTATGCTGACCAAGAACTTGGTTATAGCAAAACAGCACAAGGTGCAGTAACTCAAGCAACTAGCAAATCAACAGCAGTTACATCCAACTTTAGTAATGTTCAAGTAACGATGAACAATGCTGCATTGGCTGCTGGAGCAATTATTTCATTTACTTTGAATAATTCACTCATTTCAGCTCGTGATACTTTAATGGTAAACGTAGCTGGTGGTAATGCAACTGCTGGTACTTATACAGCATTCGTATCAACCATCTCAGCTGGATCAGCAGTAATCAGTTTATATAATATTTCAGGTGGTTCATTATCTGAAGCTGTTAAATTGAACATTGCAATTATTCATGCACTATAAAGATGCCTTTAGTTAAATCTAAAAGCAAAGAAGCCTTTGAAAAGAATGTGAAGGCTGAGTTAAAGAGTGGCAAGCCTTTAAAACAAAGTCTTGCTATTGCCTATTCTGAAAAGCGTGAAGCTGGAAAGAAAAAGAAAAAATGAAAAATGGACTTTATGCCAACATCAATGCTAAAAAAAAACGTATAGCAGAAGAGAAAGCTGAAGGAAAGAAAGTAGAAAAGATGCGGAAGCCAGGCACTAAAGGTGCTCCAACAGCTGAAGCATTTAAACAATCTGCCAAGACTGCGAAAAAGAAATGAAGAAGCACGATAAACCAATTCCTCATAAAACAGTCGGTAAGGGTAAGACTTACAACCCAACCGATAAAGGTGCTGGGATGACTGCGAAAGGCAGAGCAGAATACAATGCGAAGAATGGATCTGATTTAAAGCCTCCAGCTCCGAATCCAAAGACAAAGAAAGATGAAGGTCGTAAGGCCTCATTTTGTGCGAGGATGGAAGGGGTAGTAAAGAAATCAAAAGGTCCAGCTGAACGTGCAAAGGCTTCATTAAAGAATTGGAATTGCTAATGGAAGAAAATCTAAAAGAGTTTTATTTAACTTGGGTACAAATCAGTAAAATTGTTCCTAGTAATCGTTTAGAGATTCAAAGGGGTGAGTTTTTAACTCAAAAACTACTTAATTTATCAAGCAAAATAGAGTTAGAATTAGAAAAAGAAATTATAGTTTAAATTCTTCATAAAAGGATTTAAGTATATTTAATAAACAATTGATTTATTTACTTATTTTAAAAATAAATTATTAATTATTTCCTTACAATAAAAGAATGAGAAAACACGAGCCAACTGAAGCAACAAGAGCCATAGTAAAAAGAACCTCTGGCCTTGGACTGCCTCAAGCTCAAATTTGTGCATTGCTTGGTGGTATTGACATTAAAACATTGTGCAAACATTATGAAGTCGAGCTAGTCTTAGGAAAGGCTGAAGCCAGTACGAAGATTGCGGATACTTTATTCAATAAAGCACAGTCAGGTGATACCACTGCGATGATCTGGTGGACTAAAGCACAGATGAAGTGGTCTGAAACAGTTAAACAAGAGTTATCAGGTGCAGATGGTTCGGCATTAACGATTCAATTATTACCCCAAGATGAACAGGCGTGAAACTTCATACTAAACAAGTAGAGGCTCTCAATATCATCAATGGCGAAGCTACTTATGCCATGTTATTTGGTGGATCAAGATCAGGTAAGACATTTCTTTTAGTCCGGCAGATTATAGTTCGAGCACTTAAAGCTCCTAGATCACGTCATGCCATTCTCCGATTCCGATTCAACCAAGTTAAAAACTCCATTGTCTATGATACTTTTCCAAAGGTGATGGAGCTCTCCTTCCCAAGTGTTAAATACAACATCAATAAGACTGATTGGTTCATTACTCTGCCTAATGGTTCAGAGATATGGTTCGGTGGCCTCGATGACAAAGAGCGAACTGAGAAGATTCTAGGTATGGAGTTTGTTACCATCTACTTGAACGAATGTAGTCAGATACCCTATAATTCTGTAGGGATTGCCATCACCAGA